CGTTTAGCCTCTGCTTTTACCCTAGAGTATAACGCTTTATTTACAGGAACATTCACTACGTTTTTTACCTCCCTTCTTTTTCTTCTTCTTTTTCTTAGTCGTAGAATGGTACATAGTAAGAATTAGGTAGTTCTTAATATATTCTAAACGCAGTCTGCCCTAATGTCTCTGGTTTTGCCAAATTAAATTGTTGTAGACAAAGATAACCAAAAGCATCAAAAGCATGATCAACTCCCAGGTTTTTATTAGGAAGACCTGTATTTGGTGCATATGTAAGAGTTCTCAGTGCTTTTATCAATTCTTTACATCTAGGATGTATTAATGTCCTTCTTGTTCCATCAGCATCATACAAAGCAGTATTAACAGCAGTAATTTTATCTCTAATCCTCCAGGGTGATCTAGGACTCATAACAGTAAAACCAGATCGTCTAAGTATCGTATGATCTGTAACTCCCACCCCACTTGTTTTTCTTGCACTACCTGTAGGGTCAGGACAAGCAATAATTCTTCTATCAACCCCATATCTTCTCGTAACTTCTTCAGCAAAATCCCAAGTGGTAGCACCACCTGTTAGCATAATCTCATCAAAGACATATAGTGTATCATTATGCTTTACAGCACAGATTCCAGCCATAGGGTCAACGTTAAAATCCAACCCAATTAACAGGGGAAGCATATGTAAATCCTGCACTTCCTTATCTATATTTTCATCAGCAAAGCTAACAGCAACCAAACCAGTTAGATTTTCAAAACTAGCCTCAAATTCCTGTCTAAATGTTCTTGGGTCTAATTGACTTCTAGCAGCTTCAACCTCTTCTGCTTTTACATTACCCCCTTCTATCGTAGTAAAACTCCACCTTTGCCAATCATCTAGTTCCTGTTCGCCACAAAAACACCACATATCATAAAACCAACTGGCAGTACCATCAGGAGTACTTATAAACAATGCCCACCCTTGTTTATCAGCTAATGCAGGTCTAATAACTTCAGCCCATACATCTCTTTCCATAAATGCAGCTTCATCCAAAACAACACCAGCTAAACTTCTTCCCCTCAATGCCATCGCATTTTCAGTTCCTTTTAACTCAATACTCGACCCATTTATCAGATCAATCCTTAAATCTGTTTCATTTTTAGCCTTAATCCAAGTCTTAGGAGTTAATCTCTTTAATTCTTTCCATGCAATATCCTTTGCCATACGATAAGTAGGAGCACAATAGAAATAAACTTCACCAGGTCGATTGATTGCTCCTCTGAGCAACTCGATACAGGATAAATATGACTTCCCAAACCTTCTTCCAGCAACCAACAACCTAAATCTTTTCTCACTATTAAACACCTCCCCCTGTGCATACCTTAAACTGATCTCATTCAAGCTCATATAACTCTTTTTTTCATAATATTACTCATTTTCTTTCGCATTTCATACTTTTAAGGCTATTATCAGATTATTAACCCCCTCTTTTTACTAGATTGTGGCTGAATCTTTCATAAATAACTTAAATTACGACCTCCCAGCACCTCAACGTAAACCTCGTGTTCAAAAATATACAGGTGGTACTAATTCAAGAGCAGTTATTGAAGCTCGTTGCCAAAGACTTTACTCAAAACAGCTTGAAGGTAAAACTACTAGACAACTAGTAATAGAACACTCACACAGAGAAGGTATTTCAGAAACAACAGGTTGGGCTGATTGGAATAAAGTTAAAGAATGGAATGATCAAGATTGGTTAAAAGAAAGAGATAAAATGATTCCTCGCTTACAAGCAATGCGTATGAGACTCTTCAACAAAGCTGTATCAAAAGGTCAGCTTCAAACAGCAGCACAAATCTTAGACAGCCTAGGCAAAGTAGTTGGTGAATCCGTTGAAACAGTCAATATCCAGGCTCCAGAACTTGCAATACGCATAGAACCAAAAACTTAGTCAGAATATATTTAAGTTGCCCACACACGCAAAAAAAATAAATAAATTTACAACTACACCCCTATTGTTACATAATGTTAAGATATAGATATATTAATACATAAGTTGATGCATACATGATATACTAATAATAAGGAGATAGTATATCAACTTTCTCTGGTAACTTGAAAACTTCATACTAATTAAAAAATGAACTTAAGACTTTTGGAACTAGTCCAATATGCTAATCAATCAATCGATCCTAACTGGTTAGCACTTTATAAAGAGCTACAAAAACTAGACTCATATGATCCTACTTATTTTACGTGTAGAATCTAGCCTAAGTACTCTCTAAGCTACTGAGACGGGTGTTAACTAAGTTTAGGCTAGTTAACATCTATCTCAGCTTAAATACTCTTACAGCTTGACTCAAGCTAAACATCACTAAATTATCAATTAAACTATGGAGCTATTAATTTTAATAGGCGGTATTTATTCTCTATATGTTGTAGGGGATGCAATAGCGGTTAATCTTGATTATTCGAGAGTTAACAATAAAAGGAGATATAAATAAATGTCAAAACATACATTTTTATATCTTGCTATCGGATCAATTTTTTATTTAAGTTTATCCGATAGTTTGTTGAAATCTCAAAAAATAGATTGTAATAATGGTGTTCAATTAGCGTGTAGTTATTTAGACGCTAGTCAAAAACAAAATAAGGGTATATAATTAAATATATCCTTATATCATTTTATTTAATTAAACTATGGAAGAAATTTTTTCAGATTTGCTTGACAATATCGAGCAACTACATAAGCAAGGTTTACAAGCCTTAAAAGAATACAAGTTAAAAAACCCTAACTGGGATAAGAAACAACAAAGCAAGTTTAAAAAAATAGAGTCTAGTATAGATTCATATAGATTTGCACTTGCTAGTGATAAATGTATTCATGCTCATAACGGGTTAATTTAATTATTAACCCTTTTTTTTTATTCACTTTATTAATTTAAAAACAATGAAAACACAAAAAAGTTTTTGTAATAGTGATCGATATATTTTCGATCATGATATGTGCAGTTTTAAAAAAGGCTTTGCACAAATAGACACTACTGAAGACGCTAGTTACTTTGGTAATTGGGTTAATTTTAAAAGTTTAGAATTAGTCACTTACTGTGAAGGTGATTTAACAATTATAAAATGTGATGATTTAGAAGAATTCAAACAACAACTATTAAAAGTTGTTACTTGGTATAAGAATAATAAATCATTTATTGGGATCGATTTAATGTGTAGTGATGAGATTAAAGAGAATTTTAATAAATTAGAATTAGATAAAAATTATTATTTACATAAATAAAAATATTTTCTTAAAGCTATCTAATATAGATAGTTTTAAAAAACTATTTTTAAATAAATAGTTTTAATTTCAAACTTACATTAATTAAAACAATGAATGAAGCAATTATTAATGAGTCAAAGCTTATTAATGAACTTAAAACAGTTCCTATGAATGAAAAAACACCCTTTAAATTTTATGTAGGGTGTATATGTCATATGCATTGGGGATGGAATACGACTAGAAATTCTTTTTATATAGTTACCAGATTAAGTGATCATTATGTATGGTTTAAAGAAATACCTAGTCAAAGATTAAACACTGAATATAGTAAAGCTTGGGGATTCCAAAAGGGTTATGAATGCCCATTAGTTAGGGTTATAGATAAAAAAGTTATACCTATTGAGACACACGGCGGAGAATTTAGATTAAGGCGTAAAACTTGGGGTGATGATCATCAATTTAAGAATGATATAGGTAAAGAATATTGTTATATGAAAAGTCACGGCTTAATTGATGGATGGGATGGAAGAATAAAAGAATATGACCATATGGACTAAATAAAAAATAATACTTGCTTTAAGGGGTGTTTATACACCCTTTAATGAAAGTATTTTTTTATAAATACTTTTATTTAAAAACTTATTTTATTAATTAAAAAAATGAATAGAAGACTTAAAAAACTTTTTAAAGATTATGATGATAATCTTTTAAATTACTTTGCAGGTTTAACACCTAGTGAGAGTAAAAAATTTAATGAATTAAAAAAGAATATTAAAAGGGGTGATAATTAATGAATATTTTAAAAATGTCAAAAGGTAATAAAAAATTACCAAAAACTACGGGCATAATATCATTACCAGCTGGTATTACATGCCCAGGTGCTAATAGTTGTAAAGCTTTTGCAATTATGAATGATAAGACTAATAAAAGAGAGTTAAAAAGGGGTGATGAGAGTTTATTTACTTGTTTTGCTGCTAGTGAAGAGCTACGTTATCCTAACGTTTTTAATAGTAGGAGATATAATTATAATTTAATTAATAGTTATGTAGTTAGAAGGGACGTTGACGGGTTATCAAACCTTATAAACGATAGTTTATTAGCTAACAAAAAGAATATAGATAAGTTCAGAATTCATGAGAGCGGTGATTTTTATCACCCCTTGTATTTAGAATCATGGTTAAATGTAGCTAAGTATAATAAAGATATAAAATTTTATTGCTATAGCAAAAGTCTTAATTTTTTCATGGAAACTTTTTTGCCTAATAACTTCTATTTAACCGCTAGTTATGGCGGTCGATATGATTATTTAATAGATAATGGATATTTTACAAGATATAGTAAAGTTGTATTTAGTGAAGACGAAGCTAAACGACTAGGGTTAAAAATAGATATAGATGACTCATTATGCTTTGGTGATGAACCTTTTGCACTTTTATTACATGGGTTACAAGAGAAAAACACCCCTAGTGCTTTTGCATTAAGAGAAATAAAAAGAAATAAAAAACTAATTACTGTTTAGATTTTAAAAGTAATAAGAATAATAATTTATAAAGCATATCGTTATTATTAGGGGTTATCTCATCAACTTGAGATAACTTTTGATGCCTGATAATAGATTGCAAATGATCATTATTCTTAATGTCATGATCATGAATGAATTGTTTAATTAAGCTCATGAATGTTTGATTAGTATACTAATTATGATATCATGAATGCATAACTTTATATCATTAATTTATTATGAATGTATTAAAAAACTCACAGATTAGACTTGAAACTCTAAATCATGCTCTTATTACTGACCCTAATGGTAAAGAGTGGAGAATATCACATTGGGCAGTGGATATACAAAATGTTCATGAAATTTTAGTTGTATGTCATGAGGCACATGGGTTAGGTATGGATGAGCTCATTGTTACCTGGGAATCTATAAAAGATTGGTCGATACAACTACAAACTGAAGGTTATAGGATTTGTTAAATGAATAATAAAAATAAAGAAGAGATTTACGCAAAAATCTTTGATGCAGCAACCAATTTGCTTGTATGGAACAATGATTTACCAAAATCTATAGGAAATTTAGATATAAAACTAAATAAAAAAGATATAACCAAACTTCAAAATATTGTTTGGTATATATCTCATTCAAAACTATGGAAATAAGAATGACTAATAAAAATGAATCAAGAGATGATTGTATTACAGCAATTAAAGAATGTATAAAAGATGATTTACAGAAACCTGAAATTATTAAAAAAATGATTAATGATTATCCAGGTGTACATAAATCAACTTTTTATACATATTACGATGTTGCACAGGATCAATTATCAGATGAAAATTTCGTTTCTGGTGCTTGCATTATCGAAACTGAAAGGCAGATTAAAATCCAGCTAAAGAAACGTCTAATGGCAGATCTTGAAAAGGATTATGATACAGAAACTGATCCAACATTAAAACGAAACTTAAGAAATGATTTACTTAAGTTACTCAAACAATTTTAAACACGAATTCGCTAACGAAAATGATTAACAACCCACTAGAAAACCAAACTTTAGAGAATTATGACAATCTCTATATCAATGAAAAATTTGAAGAGCATTGTACTGATGCTGCTAAAGAATTAGCTAAAGATAATAATCTAAACCCAGATTATTATGAACCTTTTATAGATTTCTATATTGAAGAATGTAGAGAATCAGATAGAGGTTATTTTTTTGGTAGTCAAAAATATATAATTGATCTCTGGTGGGATCATAATAAAGATTTATATGAAACTAAAACACCTTATAAAAATGATTGAATTTGTATCTATTACACGTTATTCCAGATGTAAAAGATACTCTGGAGCAACAATTAAATGTCCTAAATGTAATGAATTAGGTCAGATATATCATTTATCCTGGTCTGCCTTACAATGTCAGAATTGTAAAAATATGATTGATAAGTTTGATTGGTTAATTGAAAAAGGTAAATATTCTAAAACTTAGTTTTTTATATATTCATTAATAGCAGTTCTAACTTGATGAGCGATGGGGATTCCTTCTTCATCGCTTTTTTCTTTTAAAGATTCATATTGTTTAACAGTAAAATTACAAACGTATCTTATGTAGTCTGTCTTAGGTCTTGGCATTGATATAAAAATATATGAGATATATATAACATAACATAAAAAAGACTATCAAGCCTAAACCTGATAGTCTGAGGTACTTTTTATGAAATAAACCAAACATCATCCGTGTTAGATGACTAATCGCTTATGAATGGATAATTAGGTCATGAAATGAACCTTGACTCTCCAAGCATCCTCGATGGGAACTCATTACATCTTTGATTGAAATAATTGGAGTCGAACCAACGTCCATTTAGAGTCATCAATGGTATTTCTTTCAAAGGAGCAGCAACTGTTTATATTATATATCAGATAACTGATATCAATGTAAATATATATGACATCTTATTATATCATGAATGGCGAATTTAAGAAAAAGAAAAGAACCAAAAGAAAAAGAATATATATTAAGTAAGTAAATATATAAAATATATATAATATATATAATATATATAATACATTTATAAATAATTTATTATTAAATATATATTAAATAGGATATAGAGAAGAATTTTTAAAATATCTGCTTGACATATAAATAAGTATCATCTACTGTCAGTAATGTACACATGATTATTTATGGATAACAAGAAAGTTTGTGTTTGGCTAGAACCTGATCTTTATGAATATCTCGATACGGCCAGAGGAGAAGAATTAAAAATTCCTCAATTCATTCGCTTGATTCTCAAGCAGAAGATGAAAAGTGCTGCAAAAAGAAAACCAAAAGCACTAACCAATGGATCAGATCCTTTTGCATCTTCAGTAATTTCTGCAAACATGATTCCTGATGACCTAAAAGAATATGCTCAGTTAATTTGTGAATGGTGGCCTGTCAGACACAAAAAGAAAGCTACCTGCTCTACAAAGGTTGCAGAGAGGATTTTCAATAAGTTACGAACATTCACACCCAAAGACAGAAAGAAAGCCCTTGAAGGGGCAATAGCAGGTGGTTGGATGAATATTTATGAGATAAAGGAATCCTATAAGACAGAAGAACCAAAAAACAATCATCCTCAAAATAGGGTATTCACAGCAAAAGGAGGTTTTCAATAATCGAAAAACTATTTGACGCTTCTGTTATCAAAACACTTAAAGATGCAATCAAGAGAGGTAAATTTACTCTTAAAGATTTAGATACCCCACCACCAGGTTGGACAGAAGTAGTGAACAACTGCAAAGGCAACCCTGCTTTTCCTCAAGGTTATCAAGGTGTCGAATATCGTAATCTTGCTAGGCTTGAAGAACCCAAACCTAAACCATCAGAGGAGAAAGTAGAACTAACAAACCCTAAAGATTTACCAACTTATTTTTAATTAAACATGAAAACTATTCCAAAACTTCCTAAACTTCCTATCTTCAGAAGTGAACGTGATCATAAATATTACTGTGAAAAATCAAATAAATGGTTGAAGTATTCAACTACTCAGGTTTGTAGTGATTTAGATGAAGAAGCTAAGAAAAATATTGAAAGATTAAGACATATCTGGCAACCAAGA